AAGGACGCATTAAAAGCACCAATGTTTGCTAGAGCAGTTGTTACAGTGTCATCTGTGATGCCAACATTACCGCCCATACCAACGTGGGTGTAATTTGCATTGCTCATAGCGTTTGTGAAATTGTAATGATAATCACCTGTTCCATCATCTGTCAGTGATGCAACATTAAAACTACCGTTGATTGTTGTGCCAGCATTAAAGCGGATGTACGCCTTCGCACTACCGTCAACAACGTAATTCGTAGCCAGCGAACCCGCAGTCGAGTGCGTCAGGGTATCTGCTTTGAGTGTACCGAATGCCATATCTTATCCTTATGGTTTTGTCGGCCAAGTGATGCCGGTTAGGTTTCCACCACTATCAAGAGCCGGTGTCTGTGTCGTGATGTCACGAAGGGCTTGACGGTATGTGGACATGGCATCTGACATGGTTACGTCAGACAGCGCATAAAAGTCTGTCTCAGCCAGCTTAATGTCACGCTGACGACGCAGTTCCTTCATAGGTGCTGCATTATTAAGTTCCGTTTGCTTGGCTGTAATTTGAGACCACGTTACACCGAAGTCATCAGGATTACTGGACTCAATAGCTGCGCCGTTGGCGTCTGCGCCAGTAACTTTGCGGAACATAGTATCAAATTCATCCTTTGTTGTTGGCTCTCCACGAAGAACCCACTCACCAATCCCCAAACTAGTAATTGCCTCTGCTATCGTGACACTCATCCGCCAATCTCCATAACAGTAATCCTAGAGCCACCATCCTGTTGGTTGATACGAAGCGTTCCGCTAGCAGTCGATATCTTCATTTGCACTTTATAGGTGGTAGCACTTGCAGTGCTGGGGGAATCCAGTTTAGTCAACACAGACATATTGCCGGTATTGTCAGCAAAACTCACCGCCTTTGAAGCTTCAGCAATTTGAGTTGAGCCTCGCACAATATTCAAACCAATAAACCCAGTTCCATTGATAAAACAGTGTACATTTGTAATCACAAGTATTTTGCTAGATGAAGACGTTGGAGTGATTGACACTGATAAGCCTGAATCAGCGTAGCTAGTAGAGGATATATCTGTCTGTGTACTAAATTCAGCCTCAACCACTTGCAACACATGCCCCGGAATATCTACCCCGTTGCCGCTTGTCTTCTCGTTGATAGTGTCTACAAGAATTGTACTCATGCGAGGTCTCCTGTGATGATTGATTCTTGGACATCATCAATCGCAGTAAAAGAGTCGTTACGACTAAATGTTCTGACGTTATAACTGGACGTAGCCAACTCACCATCATCATATGCTGACAGAGTGGCGAATGTAGTGTTAGTCATCTCAATGTATTTTTGATTTCCCATGTTGTTTGTGAAGGCATAGGTATAATCGCCTGTTCCATTATCGGTGCCACTGCTTGTATTAAATGAATCATCTATAGTCGCATTATTGAATCCCTTAGTGTAGGCTTTGGCTGCAATCTGATTAGTCAGCGTAGCCGCACCGCCGCCTGTTGACTGGATGGTATCTGCCTTCAATACACTCATAGCGTCACCAATGTCCCACCGCTTTCAACGGTCAGGGTCACGCCACTAGCTACAGTGAATGGCCCAGTCACGTTTGCGTTTTCAGTTGCAAGAATGGTTGTGTCAGCAGTCAACGACTGTGCGTTGGTACGGAACAGGCCACCACCCTTGAAGTTACCTTTGTTCTCTGCAGCAGGTGTGATTGTTGCACCCTGTGGAGCAAGGTAGTTTACAAAGATATTGCCAGTGCCACTAGATGGGGCAGCAGTAAATGTCAGGGTCGTGCCATCAGGAATGGTGTACGCTGCAGTGTCTTGGACAACACCGTCCACCGACACAAGCACATCTTGCACAGAGGATACTGCAGTGGTCAGGGTGAATGTGGTATCGCTGCCATCACCATTGAAACGCTGTACTGCAGTCGTACTCTGGAAGTTATCGGCTGTCTGCTGACCCAGATACGGCATTAGGTTATCTCCATGATGCTCATAGTTACGCTGACCTTATCCGCTACGGAACAGTCAATCTGAATTTTGTCTGTAGTTTCAAGCACTACTTTGTTACCGGCAAGGATTTCAAGAGATGCACCAACAGGAATGGGGGCATCTTTCAACAGGAATGTTGTTGTATTTGCTGCTGCACGTCCACCACCAGATGTGTCACTGACTAGCTTTACTGTAGCTGTAACCTGACTGGTGTGTACATTAGCCAAGACCATGCCCAACACAACAGTAGTTGTACTACCCGGTGTTGTGTACAGGTCTTCTGGAGTACCGCTTGAGGCTGGCATAACGTCATGCGATACAACTTTGAATGTATTAGCCATTTATTTCTCCAAATTGTAGTATAATTATACCATACTCATAACGCTTTGTCAAGCATTTATTTCATCAGCCAAGTGCAATTGCAAGGGCTGTAGCCTCGTTAGCGATTACTGTATTCAATGCAGTTCCGTTAACTGTGATTGCATCTGCTTCCAGCGTACCATCAATGTCGGCATCGCCAGACACATCCAGTGAACCTGCGTCGAGTTCACCTGTCAGTGTAATGTTACGGAAGCTAGATACATCTTTGTTGGCATCTACCGTTACAACTTTACTTGCAACTACTGTACCTACAGCAGAGCCAGTGTCGCTGTAGTTGAGTTCTGCTGTTGTAGCAGTAACACCATCAAGGATATTTAGTTCTGAGGCTGTAGAAGTTACGCCGTCAAGAATGTTCAGTTCAGAAGCAGTCGAGGTGACACCATCAAGAATGTTCAGTTCTGATGCGGTGGCTGTGACCCCATCTAGGATGTTTAGTTCAGCAGCAGTAGACGTTACGTTAGTGCCACCAATGTCAAGTGTCGTCATTGACACTTCACCAGCGACAGTCAGTACGCCGTCTGCTACCGTCATCAAATCTGTATCATCAGTATGACCAATGGTGGTGCCGTTGATAACAACGTCATCAATGTCCAGTGACCCACCAGTAATCAAGCCCGTGGTTGTGATTGTTGAAGAGCCAGTATCAATAGTGCCGAACCCGCTGGTAATAGAACCAGAGTTCAGTGCGCCTACTGTGGTAATGTTAGAGGTTGTGTCAAGTGCGCTTTCAAAGAATGTCTCAAAGTCAGACAGGGCAACCTGCTTCATCGTGCCGTTGTCGTTGACAATAACACGGTCTGCGTCTGCAAGTGTTGTAGATGAAGCCGCCGTGTCTCCGTCTAGGATGTTTATTTCTGCGGTGGTTGCCGTTGCACCGTCAAGGATATTGAGTTCAGCGGCGGTAGAGGTGACACCATCTAGGATATTCAACTCTGATGTAGTAGATGTCACACCGTCTAAAATGTTCAACTCTGATGCAGTTGCCGTTACACCATCTAGGATATTCAACTCTGATGCAGTGGATGTTACACCATCAAGAATATTCAATTCGGCTGCGGTAGCAGTAACATTTGTGCCACCGATATCCAGCGTTGTCATTGAGACTTCGCCAGCTACAGTGACTACACCATCAGCAACAGTAATCAGGTCAGTGTCATCAGTGTGACCAATCGTTGACCCATTAATTACAACATCGTCAATATCAAGAGAACCACCAGTGATAAGGCCAGTGGTTGTAATGGTTGATGAACCTGTGTCAATAGTACCAAAGCCAGATGTAATGGAGCCAGAGTTGAGTGCGCCAGTTGTGACAAGATTAGGCATTGCCGTAATTTCGTCATCAAAATAGGCGGCAAGGTCAGTGACCGCCACCTGTTTCATGGTTCCGTTATCGTTGAATACTACACGGTCTGCATCTGCTACAGTGGTAGAAGAAGCAGCAGTGCCGCCATCCATAATGTTGAGTTCTGTTGCTGTTGCAGTAACTCCATCAAGAATGTTAAGTTCAGCAGCGGTAGAAGTAATAGCCGTGCCATTAAAATTGATAGCGTCTAAATGCGCAGTGCCATCAATGTACAAGTCTTTGAACTCTTTGCTACTAGAGCCAAGGTCTATGTCATTGTCAGTGGTAGGTTCAATGACACCATCTTTGACAACAAACTGTTCTACAGATGAACTAGATACGTCAACCGAAAACTCAATCTGGTTGTTGGGGTTGTCGATGACGACTTTGTTAAGTGGGGTGGTCTCGCCGGGGTCGCCAATCAATCCAATGACTGGACCTTCGGCGGCTGTGCCATCGTGTTTGTGACCCGTTGTATTTACAAATGCAGCTAGTACCTGATTAAATTCATCGTTACTGTGGGCAGCGGTAATAACGTCGCCGTCAGTATACGAAGATTGCCTAGTATATCCTGCCATTACCTTCTTGCTCCTGCGTCAAATTCTAACTGAAAACCTTTTAGTGAGTATGGGGCAGATGTGCCTCTATCGTTTACTCGTAGTGCCACCGCAAAACCTGAACCCTCTACCGGCTGTCGTACTAATGGGTTTGTCTGACCACCATACGTTGAGGTGTTGTATATTGCTGAACCATACACCGCAACAACGGTAGCTGTATCAAACGGGTATGCTGCTGGTCTTGCTACATCCGGTGCCTCGTAGTCATACCGCAAAAACAAATCTGCGTTCACTGCAGCTTCAGGTGCGTAGTTAATAATCACACGCTGAAAGTTCTTACGTATACCAGCATCACCCATAGTCAGGTCGGGTGAACGATACTTGCCAACTATTGTGTTACCATCAAAGTCGTTGCCCTGTTCTTGCCTATACACGTATCCATCAAAGTCACCGTGTAAGACAAAGCTAGTGCCAGCTACAACCGTTGAGTCTGTCGCACTTGCTCTAATGCCAAGTGTGTCACCAAACTCGTAACCTTCTCCACGACGCACACAAATGATACCTTCCGTTGAGGCCCTTGTGGTAGATGCTTTACTGAAGAAAATACGATACTGTGTTTTGTCCGGTATGACTAGACTTGTAAACTCATCTACATCCGTAAGTTCTTGAAAGCGTTTCTGTACAGGACGACTGATTGTACCAAGTTCAACGTCACCAATTCTTTCTGTACCAGCTACTGTACGAAGACCATCAGGCCCAAGAAAGATAATATCGCCAGCAAATTCTTGGATGGTAAATCCGTTAAGGCATCCAATCTCCCGTGTCACCGGCTGCACAGCAAAGTCAGAAAGCGTACTACCTGTCAGTTTAAAGATACGTTCTTCACAGAAAATAAACAGTGCATCACGAAACGGAAACAGTCCGGTAATATTGCTGTCTACTTTAATTGTACCTGCGCCGTTACTGGTTTGGAAATCGTTGTCAGTAAATGGTGCAGTAAACGTAAGCTGTTGTGGTGTACTGGATGCGCCAGCAAAAAAGAGGTGGTCTTTAAATCCTGTTACAAACTTTGGATTAGCTGGTGCGCCAGATGCATTGATGTCTGTAAGGGTTGTGCCGTCATACTTAGTAGCGTGGTTAGCGCCGTCTGCCCATATGATAAAATCTGTTCCTGCGAGATTGTACCTAAAAAATGTATAGCGTCCAGCACTTGTCCTACCTGTGTCTATCTCTGACCATGAGCCGGTTGTACCAGCCTCATATATCTTAGTTCCACGTGCCGCAATAACCTTTGAGTTAAAGTGTGCCACCATAAGCACAGGCTCTGTAGATGCGGCTGTCTGCGGAACAATATTGCTATTCCATTTAGCGTATCCTGAAATGCGTCTGTAGCCACCGCTAATGTCCGGCTCAAAGTTTTGCAGTTCAAGTGCCATACCCGGCTGCATGGCAAATGTAGACTGGTCGAGGACTAGGCCACCCTGACAAGCAAACACAAAGGGGCTAAGTTGTGCTTCATCAGCCATGTGTTATGCTCCTGATGGGAAAATGGATACGCCGTACCTTTGTGAGTGCGGAAGATATGTTGACCGCACATAACTAAAATCTCTGTTAATAAACAAACTTTGCATATGTTTAATACCGTCTTCAAATCGGGCAAAGTTAATGCCGTATTGTTGCGCCTCACCCCGGTACTGATAGCCGTAAGCTGTTGCGCCATCTACTATTACTTGACGAAACTGTTCAGGAATTGTTGGGACATCTGTAGCGGCAGACAAAGCAGTTGGCTTTATATATGCGTCGTACTTTAATTCATATGCTTTGTCAGGATACGGAAATAGCCCGTAGTTATTATCTGGTGTTCTGAATACGTAGATAGGCACACCTCCCACATCAGAGGTAGTCTCTTGGTCGATGTACTTATCCACGTACTCTTTATATTCCATGACACGTAGGCTTACACCTGCTGTGCCAAGAGTGTCGTTT